TTTCCCCATAAATTTGGTAAGACTACAGAAGTAACGACCAAACCTACTCAAACTGTAGCTTCGGCTACCAGAGGTGTTAAAAAGGCTGGTCGCAGAACTGTGCAACTCACATCATCACAGGTAGCAATTGCTAGAAAACTGAATGTGCCACTTGAAGAATATGCTAAACAAATAAACATAGAGGAGTAAGAGCATGAAAAAAAATGAAACTAAAGTGACTGAAGCTGTTGAAACAGTAGAGGTTAAAGAACACTCCCGTGCATCCGACACCAGAGAAGCTACAAAGCGTCCTGCTGTTTGGAAAGAACCAAATGCTTTAGATGCACCCCCTGCACCTGATGGATTCAGGCACAGATGGATAAGAGCCGAAAGCTTAGGATTCGATGACACTAAAAATATTGCTGGTAAATTAAGATCAGGATATGAATTAGTTAGAGCAGAAGAATACGAAGCACAGGGTTTTCCAATTGTGGGAGAAGGAAAATACAAGGGAGTCATTGGAGTTGGAGGTCTGTTGCTGGCCAGAATACCCGAAGAGATCGCAAAAGCTCGATCTAAGTTTTATGCAGATAAAGCTAATGAGAGAGTTGACGGAGTTAAGCACGATTTACTAAAGGATCAGCACCCGAGCATGCCTATCAGTTATGATAGCCGCTCTAGCAAATCTTTCGGTGGTAAGTAAAAGTTTTTTAACAATTACGACCAACGAATTTAAATTAACCAGTGATTAGAAATAATCACTAACGGAGGAAACAAATATGGCTAATCAAGACGCCGCTTTCGGTCTAAGACCGTTAAAGACAGTTGGTCAACAAGATGATTCCACTGGAATGGGACAACATTATATAGCAGCAGGTGATGCAAGTGTTATATATCAAGGTTCTCTAGTAAGCTCACCAGCTACTGGAACTGGATATATTGATATTGCTGGTCTAACTGATGTATTAAATGTTGGAGCATTTTGGGGATGTTTTTATGATGACCCAACTACAAGAAAACCTACGTTTAGTAACTACTATCCAGGGAGCGTAACACCTCCTCAGAGTCAAGATATCGAGGCTTTTGTTTATGACAGTCCGTATCAGATGTTTGAAATTCAATCAGCTGCTACAGGTGCTTCTGCTCAAGCAGACATTTACAAATGTTGCGATCTTGCTTCTAATGGTGGTAGTACTTCTAACGGAGTATCATCCGCTGAATCTGCAGACACTTTTGCAGCAGGTCCAGCTCAATTAAAAGTAATGGGAGTTTCTAGAGATCCAGAAAACAACGACATAACTGCAGCTAATGTAAATTGGCGTGTTATGATCGCTGAACATTTATTTGGTTCTGGAACTGCCGGCGCAGCATAATAAGGAGTTATAAATTATGGCAATATCACGACAACAACTCGTAAAAGAGCTTGAGCCAGGTTTAAACGCCTTGTTCGGCCTTGAGTATAAAAGATATGATTCAGAGCATGAAGAAATTTATGCAAAAGAATCATCTGACAGAGCTTTCGAAGAGGAAGTAATGTTATCTGGCTTTGCTAATGCTTATGTAAAACCTGAGGGTTCTGCAGTTGCATTTGACAACGCACAGGAAACATACACTGCAAGATACACTAACGAAACAGTGGCACTTGCATTCGCTTTGACTGAAGAAGCTATGGAAGACAACTTGTATGACAGACTTGCGTCTAGATACACAAAAGCACTAGCAAGATCTATGGCTAACGCTAAGCAGATTAAAGCTGCTACACCGTTAAACCAAGGTCTGCCTGGAATTGGAGCAGCGACTTCATTCCAATCAGGTGACAATGTTAATTTATTTAGCACAGCTCACCCGACTATTGCTGGAAATGTAGCTAACACGTTAGCAACGCAAGCTGACTTAAACGAAACATCATTAGAACAGTCGATGATTGACATCGCTGGGATGACTGATGAAAGAGGTCTAAAAATTGCAGCTAGAGGAATGAAAATGATTGTTCCTTCTGAAAACCAATTCAACGCTGAGAGATTATTAAAATCTCAAGGTAGAGTTGGAACTGCAGATAATGACATCAACGCTCTAAAAAATATGGGAATGATTCCTGAGGGATACAGAGTAAACCATTATTTAACAGACGTTGACTCTTTCTACATCATCACTGATGTACCAAATGGTATGAAGTACTTTGAAAGACTACCTATCCAAACTAAAATGGAAGGTGACTTTTCAACTGGAAACGTAAGATACAAAGCGAGAGAAAGATATTCTTTCGGTGTATCTGACTACAGAGGTATCTTCGGTGTTGAAGGAAGTTAATAATTAAATTAAAGGGGCGAACACAGTTTCGCCCCTTTTGATATATAAAGGTGTGAAAATGAAAAAAACTCTCATAAATATCTGGGCTTACGATTATCATGCTAAATTTATTGTTTTAGCTGAAGATAACGCTGAAAGTGTAGAAAATGCTATACTTGACAAACTAGGAGATAAAGGTATAAAATGGGAAAAGACGGGAATGTTCGGCCCGTTAAACAGAATAACCTATGAGGAGGTTGTTA